AAATTGATCCAAAATATGTTATTAAGACTGTTGGTAAGTTATTAGCAGAGAAGGTAACTCTTGAAGGATTGTTTACTTATATGTTCTGTACTAAAGTAGAAGAGGGAGATGATGGTAAGATGCAATATAAATTAATTACCAATAATGATGGTAAATGTCTTGCTAAAACTCCTATGGGAATGTTTGAGGAATTAGAGATCGATAATGATTTAAACGAGATACTTAAGGCAATTAAAGAATACGATGAATAATAATGCAAATTAATTCTGCTAAATTGATTGTAGAAATCCTGGATGAAACTACAGGTGAACTTATTACAAGAGAAGCTACTCTTGGAGATTTTAAAGAGGTAAAGAAAGCTACTACAACACGTACAAAGAAGCCAAAAGATGATGATCCTGTTGCAAAGATTACTTTGCTTGAAGGAAAGTGGCAAATGAATGCTGCTTGTGTTACATTAACTGGTTTTGAGCCTGAAATGAAACTTGACATAAAGTTTAAGAAAGAGGGTAGAAAGGTTACTCCAATTTTATGTGAAGATGAAAAGTCTGGTAATCGTCTAACCAAGACTTATACAGTTTCATGTAGGGGTTCTCGTCACGATAATCTTGCCGAATATGGTGATATATTTGTGGTAGAGCCTTGTGATGACAAGGAAGGGTATTTCAAACTTATAGGAAATGCTCCTCAAAAGGAAGATGACATAATCGATGTTCCAGAAGAAATTTCAGATCCAGAGGATGAAGAAGATATCGCTGGTGATGATGATTCTGTAGATATGAGTGACTTTGATTTGGAACTCTAAGATAATCTAATAAAAATAGATAATTTTTATTATGTTTTAATGAAAATTTTATATGAATTTTAATTTTTCTAGTTTAGGTAATACTAATTTTTCTAGTAACGCTGGTTCTTATTTAAGACCTTATGATATTTATAAAGTTAATCTTACAAAGATCGAAAGAAATGAACTGAAGGGTTCAAAAGATCCTGATGCTGTATATCCTGTTATATCTATTGAATTCACTGAAGTTGGTGATAGCAATAGAACATATTCTGAGAATATATTTATTCCGACAACAGAGCAGGATATGGAACGTCAAGTATTGAAGAATAGTAATGGACACGAAAATGAAGTTCCTTCTAGATTTGAGAATTTCCAGTTTACTTTGATGCAGATTGTAGAAGTTCTTAATCCTGATGGAGCTACCAAGATAAAGGAAAATGCTGGTAAAATTAAGACTATTGATCAGTTCATAGACTTAGTTATTAAAGCACTTAGTGGAAAGAATAAGGTAGAAACCAAATTAAAGTTAGTCGGCAGAAACAGTGGTGGTACTGTTTATGCAGCACTTCCAAGAGCTTGTGGTTTGAACAAGAAAGGTGAAATCTTCCCTGTTAACTTTATAGGTGAGAATGTATTCTTTACCAACTATGAATTAACACAACAAAAGGCTTATCAAAATGCAAAGCCCACAAATATGGATAAAGAAGAATCTAAAGATACAAGTGATGTAGATTTAGATAATATAGACCTCTAATAATTAATTATAGACTCTATGGAATTTATATCGTTAAAACCAAAAGTTACTAAAGACTTTATACTTTCCAAAGTAAATCAAGAGTCTATAATGCATTATTATACAGGACACGATGTGAATAGTAAAAAATTATTCACATCTGTCCTTCGAAATGATAATCATGTAACTGTATCTTATTATAAATCAAAATCTGGAATATTGTATATGCATGACTTTGCAACAAATGAACATATAGATTGTTGGAATGTTGTAATGAGATTATATAATTGTGATTATTACGAAGCATTAAATATAATAGCTAAAGATTTTGAATTAATAGATGGAGAACATCAAATTTCATCTTTTAAAATAATTCCAGAAATTAAGGAATCTGAATCTGCTAAAATACAAGTACAGATTAAAGAATATACTAACGAAGAATTAGAATGGTGGAAACAATTTGGAATTAGTAAGAAAACCCTTAAAAAATATTGTATATATTCAATTCAACACGTTTTTCTAAATGGTGAATTAAAATTTACTTCTTCTAAACAATGTCCGATTTATGGATATTATTTTGGTAAAGATAAAAATAAGGAAGAGAAATGGAAGATATATTTTCCAGAAAGAGACAATTATAGATTTTTAAATAATACTCCAAAGAAACTTCTTCAAGGTTATCATCAATTACCAAAAACAGGAGATTTATTAGTTATTACAAAATCTATGAAAGATGTTATGGCAATGTATGAATTTAATATTCCTGCTGTTGCTCCAAATAGTGAAACTCTTTTTATAAATGATAAACAATTAGAAGAGTTTAAACAAAGATTTAAACATATATTAGTAATCTATGATAACGATAGACCTGGATTACACAATATGTGGTTAATTCATAAACAACATCCAGAGTTAAATTATTATTTTATGCCTTGGTATCTATCTAAAGATTTCACTGATTCTATTAAACTTGTTGGAGTTGATAATATGAAAGAATATGTTAATGAATTTTTTAAAGAATATAAATTTAAATGAAAGTATATATACTATATCACAGAGCTTATGAATTTGATGACTTGGATTATGGTTCCTTTCAACCGAAATATATTTCATTAAATAAGGAAAAGGTTCAAAGTAAATTTAATTACTATAAAACTCTTGAAACTATTAATTTAAATAAATATATAGAAACTCATGATATTCCTGAAGTATTTAAAGAGGATTATCAAATAGATACTGACCTTGATAACTTATTTATTCTTTATTTCGGAAAATGGTGTTATGAATATATGATTCAAGAGTATGAACTTGATAAAGAATTAAAAATATGAAAGTATATTTAGCTAAAGATTGGACTGGACCTCACGTATTTGTAGAACCTCCGAAACTTATGAAATGTGGAGGTATGCCTGATATTTGGTCTGGACATAAGTTATCATTTAATATAAAAGGCTCCTTTGTAGAGGATGAAATCCCTATAGGACAATATTTAGAAAGAGAAATTTGGTGGTCAATAGTAAATAAAATATAAGATAATTAATTAAATTATTAAGTTTAAAAATATGAAGTAGCTTAATACAGCAGTTAAAATAACTGACAAAAGAGGTAATTCTTGTGTTTATGAAACACTCGAACAAGCTTCTGAAATGACTGGATTGTCATTGCAGACATTAAAAATTAGAGCTAATAAAAATAGTGTTCCGAAAGATGGAATAAAGGTAGAATGGATTGACATAAAAACTAAGAAACACTACACTGCGAAGAGATCTAAGAAAAAGGGAAGTCAACTTGAACTAGATGTTATTCACAAACTTAATGAGTTAGGTTATAGTACAGTAAGTAGTCGTTCTAATAGTAGAACCTTAGATAATGCTAAAGTTGATATAGATGATTTACTAGGAAATCTTCCTGTGTATATACAATGTAAAGCAACACAAACTACTCCTTCTTATTTTAAAATAGAGGAAGAATGTCCTTTAAAAGATAAACCTTTTGTAGTAGTTTGGAAAAAGCAAGATAAAGATGGTGGTCAATCTCCTGGCACTATCATAATGGCTCCAATTGAGATGTTATATGATTATTTAATACTAAAAAATTCTAATAAATGAATAAATACGTGTTTGCGGAATGTTCAACTGACTATTGGCCGCAAATTGAAACTATTTCTGCACCGTCATATAAGGATGCAGTAGAAAGACTTATTATAAAATACGGTGAACGCTTTGACGATGATGTCGTTCTCAGTTCTATTGAAGATTGGGAAGAACTCAGAGAGCATTTAAATGATAATTATAGTCTAGCTTTGTCGGATTTAGAAGATTATGAAGAACTATAAATTAAGAATAGGAACAGATGTTGATGGATGTTTAGATGATTTTTGGAATCCTTATATAAAAAGATTTGGAATACCAAAATCTGATAATGAAATAACCAAAAATGTTCAAAGAAAATTGCAGTATGATAGGGAATTTTGGACAACTCTTCCTGTATTACACAGATTGAATTTTACTCCAAAATTATATTGTACTAAAAGAACATCATTAAAATCTTATCTCCGTCAATGGTTAGAAGATAATAATATGCCTATAGCACCAATATATCAAGTTCTATATCAGCATGGAAATAAAGCTCCTTTTATTAAAGGAAGAGTAGATGTATTTATAGATGATTCTGTTAGTAATTTCATATCTATAAATATGGCTGGAATACCCTGTTTATTAATGGATAATCCATCAAATGAACATTTAGGTCCAATGTTGAGAATTCATTCAATGCAAATTGAAGAAATAGAGGATGTGTATTGGACTGCTATGGAATTTGGAATATTTAATGATTTTAAACAGTATTATGACTGTTGATAATGAAATAATAGAGAAAATTAAAATAACTCCGTTATTAGAAACATTACGTTTAGAAAATATTAGTGATGATGAATATTTCTCTGAAAAATATTCCAATTATATAAGTAATTCAAGACTTGGTAAACTAAAAACTGAAGGAGCTAAAGCATTCTTTGAGAAGATGACATCTAGTTATAATCCATCTTTTCAATTTGGAAGTTGGTTACACCAAATATTCTTACAACCAGAATCTTACGAATTAATAGATAATGTATTTACTCCAACAGCAAAAGCAGGATTAATGGCAATGGAATTATATCATCCAGATGGAACTACTCCTACTGATGATGAAATAAAGATTGCTTCTTATAAAATTGGATATTATAAAGATAAGCTCACCACTAATAGAATAAAAGAGTTTAGAGATAAAAGTGAAAAATTCTGGAGAGATAGATATTTATATGAGCAAAAGAATTCTGCTAAGGGCACTAAGGAACGTTTATTTGTTGATGAAAAGTCTTATAGTATATTGAAAGAATGTATGAATTCTATTAATAACAATAAGCAGTTTTATGAACTAATTCATCCTCCTTATATTTCAATACAACCATATAGTGCTAATGAACAAGCTATTTTGTTAGATGTAGAAATAGAAGTTCCAGACTATGAACCTAGAGTCTTTAAATTAAAGTCCAAACTGGATAACTTTACAATAGATACCGAAGAAAATGTTATTACAGTAAATGATTTAAAGACTACATCTAAATTGGCTAAAGACTTTGATCCTACATTCTTCTCTTATCAAAGAGAAATAGGTATGTATTCTTATTTATTAAAACTATGCGCTAAGGAATTCTTTAAAGTTGATAAACCTCAAGTTAAAGGTAATTTCTTAGTAGTATCAATCATTCCAGAATATAACACTTTAGTATATCCAATGACTCCTCAATTATTTAAATCTGGATTTAATGAATTTAAGTATTTGTTAAAGACAGCTGCTTATTTAAATATAGTTAAAGGATATGAATTTCAATGAGCTTAGAAGATTTCACTCTGAAAACTTCTCTTTAGGATATATTAATTCTGGTCACGGAAGAAGTGCTATAGAAGAACGATTTGTTTTAATTTCTCTAGTATGTTATATAACCTATAAGTCTAAAACAAAGAATCCAGATACTACTCATTATGAAATAATAATGAAATTAAGTAAAAATCTCGGATTGCCAGAAAATTTTATTAAAGGATTGGCAATTGTGTGTGAAGATTTTTCATATCAGTGTACTGACTTTCCAACATTTGGACTTAAAGGTAAAGATGTTATAAATGAAGCAGTTTCCATTTTAAAGTCATATATTCCTTTTTGATTTTAAATATTTTGATTGTTCATTTATAAAAAATAATAAAATTTTATGTTAAAAATATGTTAAAATTACTTTGACATATTTTTGTAGATAATATATTAGATTTACATTTAAATTAAAAATGTGTAGTAGATAGTTCCGTTTTAAGTAGATAATTTTTATGAGGGCAATGCCCTATGAATTAATGAAATAATTGTTTAAACAATGGAACAAAATGTAATTTTTAGAAAGTTTGAAGTAATTGGTGATACCAAAGATGCAGCTATGAAAGAAGCAGAGTTAAATCTTCGTGTTGATGCAACACAGTCTTATAAGAAATGGGCTAAGGAACACGCTACTAATGAAGATAACATCAAGGAATGGATGAAGGATTATCTTAAGAAAAAGAAGCTCACTATGCCTAAGGATGGTGCTTATATCGTTCTTCAGACTGCTGTAACCGACTCTCGTGAGCGTCCTTATAAGGTTGAGAAGCATAAGTATGATGTTAGAAAGCATAGTCCTGAGAAGTTCTATGTTCTTCGTGACGCTGCTGGTAACGAGGTAGGTCGTGAAAAGACATCTAAGGCTGCTGAGCAAGCTGCAAAGGAATTTATTATCGACTATAAGGAAGATGTAACAATCAATTATGAGTGGGTTTCTAAGGAAAAGAACTCTCTGTATGCAACCGTTAAGTATACTCCTTCTAAGGGTACTCAACCTTGCAAGTTACTCTGCTTTGGTTATTGTGTAGTAGATTAATCTCTGATTACTTTAATATAAATGCCTAGCCAGATTTCTGGTTAGGCATTTTTTATTACTATTATTACAGCATTGAAAAATGAATAAAATTAGTGAGAAAAAAATAAAGGAACTAATAAACGAACTTAAAAACATATCTTCTTTAAAAGACAGTAAGAGAAAGATACAATATTGGTATACTCAAAAACAGAATGTAGTAAATTCTGAAAATTTGGATACTAATCTTATTAAAGAATTTCTAGATGAATATAATAGAGTTAAGAAAGGAAATACTAAGATAGAATCTGTAGAAACTGATGATAGAGCTATTACTAATGTTGAAAGAGATGAAGATGGATTAATCAAATATTATACATTTGAAATCTATAGAAAAGATTCTCCGACTTTAACTGGAAAACTTGACAGAAAAGAAATGGAGACAATCTATCGTCTTTACTCAATTTATGGTAGCAATTTAACTCAA